GTGTACGCTTGCTGATGATGCGACGCTCGAACTCCGCGAAGCTGGCCATCATGGTCAACATCAAGCGGCCGGTCGGGTCGGCAGGGTTGATCTCCGGCAGGTCGACGAAGCGCACCACGATGCCGCTATCAACGATGCTCAGGATCAGTTGCACGTCACGCGCCAGACGGTCGAGCTTGGCGACCACCAGCGACGCGCCAATGCATTTGCATTGCTTAATTGCTGCTGCCAGTTGCGGGCGGTCGCGGTTCGCGCCGGACTCGACCTCGATGTAGCTGGCATCTGGTTCGCCGCCAATGAACTGGCGGACAGCTTGCTGTTGTGCGTCAAGCCCGAGGCCGGAGCGGCCTTGCTTATCGGTGCTGACTCTGAAGTATGCAATGTGGGTGGGCATCTCACTCTCCTGTTTCCCGGTGGAGTGATGCCATCGTAAGTGATATCGCAGAGATATGCAAGTGTGCTATCGTGCATCTGTCGTATCACTGAAGAGAACCATGCCCAACAAGTACAACACCCTGCTGATTCGCCTGCGCCCTGGCACCCGCGAGTTGCTAGACAAGGCGGCAGATGACCAGCGTCGCAGCCGCGCATCGATCATCGACGAGGCCATCAACATCGTGCTGCGCGCTAAGTACAGCAGCACCTCCGAGCGGCTCAACGCAATGCTTGGGGGCAACAGATGAGATACCTATCGGTTTGCTCCGGCATCGAGGCGGCCACGGTGGCATGGCATGAACTCGGTTGGACTCCGGCAGCATTCAGCGAAATCGAGCCCTTCCCTAGCGCGGTTCTCGCGCATCACTATCCCGAGGTTCCTAACCTCGGAGACATGACCAAATACAAGGAGTGGAATCTTGGTGCAGATGGAATTGACTTGCTTGTCGGAGGAACTCCCTGCCAATCCTTCTCTGTCGCCGGACTCCGGCGCGGGATGGATGACCCTCGCGGCAACCTGGCCCTTGTCTATTGCGGACTTCTTGACCACCTTCGACCGCGATGGTTTGTCTGGGAAAACGTCCCCGGTGTTCTGTCAAGCAACGGAGGACGGGACTTTGGTTCCTTCCTCGGGGCGCTGGCTCAACTCGGGTATGGGTTCGCTTACCGAGTGTTGGACGCACGTTTCTTCGGAGTCGCACAGCGCCGCCGTAGAGTGTTCGTTGTCGGACACCTTGCAGACTGGAGACCTGCCGCAGCGGTTCTATTTGAGCGCGAAAGCTTGCGCCGGGATACTGCGCCGAGCCGAGAAGCGCGGGACGTCACTGCCAGAAGCATTGCACATAGCGTTGACGAATGTGGCATCCAGCGCACCGTAGGATCGTTGTGTACTGACACGCACCCCGGCGCATATAGCGGTCAGGATGCCTATACAGGGCGGCTCATTCCTCAGCGAATGGCAGTGCGCCGCCTTACGCCGACCGAGTGCGAACGTCTACAGGGTTTCCCTGACGGGTATACGAACATCAAGGAAAACTGCCCTGATGGGCCGCGCTACAAGGCTCTGGGCAACAGCATGGCCGTGCCGGTCATGCGGTGGATTGGTCAGCGCATACAAATGTTGGAGGGTCTATGAACGGACGCGGTCGACGCGCCAAGGGCGCAACCGGAGAGCGCGAGTTGGCCGGCATCCTGACCGAGCAGCTCGGGGTTGTGGTGAAGCGCAACCTTGGCCAGGCGCGGGACGGTGGCGATGACATGACGGTCGGCAAGTTCCGCATCGAGTGCAAGCGCCATGAGCGGCTGCAGGTCGACGCATGGTGCGAACAGGTCGAGGCTTGCGCCGCTACCGGCGAGGTGCCGGTGGTGATCTATCGACGCAATGGAAAACCGTGGCGAGTGGTGCTGCGGCTTGATGACTTCCTGCCAATGATGAGAGGTGAACTGTGACTGCGGGGCTGCAATACATTGTCGACGTGCTGATGGGCAACCCTATCAACGTCAGTTTCAAGAACACAACCGGCGTCAGCTACGTCTGCGCCGACGATGAGGTCGACGAGCGCACTGCGCGGGTAACCAAAAAGGGCATCGTGCTCAACGCACTGCGCGCCATTGGCTCCGGCACTGTGGCCGAGGTCTGCGTGCAGCTCGAGCGCACCGGAAATCCTATGGACATCAGCCTGGTGTACGCCCAGCTGTCGTATCTGAAAAAAGCTGGCGCCGTCACGTCGAAGATCATCGTCGCCGGCAACAAGAAGATCGGATTGTGGAGAGTGCTCGGTGGCGAATAAGGAAGCGCAGCGCATCAGACAGATTGAAGAACAGCTCACCGGCACCCGCTGGTGCAGCCAATGCTACTCGACCCAGAAGGTGGAGGGAGGCAAATGGAAGACTTACAACGCCGGCAAAAACAGAAGGTGGATATGCAATGGCTGCGTGGCCAGGGCCAAACGTGCTGGGACTGCCGGCACTCCATAGCGGGGCGCACGGGGCTGATGTGTCTGTTGCATGATGATGATGCGAGAGGGCACTGCAGCCGGTTCGAGTACGAGCCGGGCACTGACGAGGGCGACGCATGACCATCATCTGGTTCAATCTGCTGCTGTTCCATGCCGGCCACATCTACTGGCTAGGCGTCTTTGAGACCTATGAGCAATGCAGAGAAGTGCAACTAGAGCTCGAGAAAGAGCGGCCACAGGACAACATGGTCTGCAGGTGGATCAAGGTGGAGTCGACCTGACATGTTGGCAGTGCGGCGAGATTCATGCCGGGGCGCGTGTCGTCGACACGATCGATGGTCGACGCATGAGCAGCTATTGCGAGGCTTGGCTGCGGTACTGCTGGGCGATGCGCGTGCTGAAGGATTGCAACTGGGCGAAGACGAAGGTGCGCCGGTATCTGGAAGAACTCAGGTTGAAGCAGCGACCGGAGACGGTCGAGTGGTTGAGGGAAGAGCTGTTGCGACTGTGGCAGCACAAACAAACCAAAGGGAGGGCAAGACCGTGAGAGTGCATCTGATCAACAACTGGCTGGATGTTGGATTCCAATGGCGGCAGCGCAGGTTCTGGCTGAACCATGAGGTCACCGGACTGTGGCGCTCCGTCACCATCGCCGGGTTTACTGCGGTCTGGTGGTTCAAGTGAACTTCGAGCGGCTGCAGAACCTAGTTGAGAACTGGGCGCATGAGCGTGGCATCTTCAAACACTCTACGGCCACGATGCAGCTTCTCAAAGCGGTGTCGGAGATGGGCGAGTTGGCTGATGCCCACGCCAAGGATCGCAAGGGTGATCAGATTGATGCCGTGGGTGACGTGATGGTCTGTCTGATTTGCTATTGCTACTTGCGCAACGTCGACCCTGTTGAGTGCCTGATGTCGGCGTGGGAGCAAATCAAGGATCGTAAGGGCCGCATGATGCCTGGCGGTGTGTTCGTGAAGGACGCAGATGACTGAGAAGGACGTGGTCAAGCTGGCCGAGAAGGCCATCGGCGACTGGAAGTTTGGCAAGCAGTGGGTCGAGTCTTACAAAGCATTCCTGTACAGATTCGCCATCGCTGCGATTGAACATGAGAAGCGCCGCGTGGCGCGAGAGGAACGGAAATGCACAAAGTGAGTGAGATGGTGGTCGACGTGTTCGTGTTCTGCGGGATGCTCGGGTTTCTGGCCGGCATTGCCGCGCCTGTGATCGGGTTCCTGTGGGCCGTCGTGGAGTGGTTGCTGTGAACCGCGATGACATTATCCGCATGGCGTACGAGGCAGGTGGTGGCCGTGTTCTAAATGCAATGGTCTTCGACCGTGACGAATACCTTGAACGCTTTGCCGAACTTGTCGTCGCTGCGGAGCGTGAGGCTTGTGCGAAGGTGTGCGAGGCATACGACAGCGCGGACCCGCTTAACGTATCTGGCGAGTGCGCCGAGCGCATTAGATTGAGGGGTGAGCAATGAACCGCGATGACATTATTCGTATGGCGCGGGAGGCAGGGGCGTGGCCCTTGATTGACCACGATGGGATATCCGCGCTGGAACGCTTTGCTGAACTGGTCGCTGCTGCGGAGCGTGAGGAATGCGCGAAGGTGTGTGATGAACAAGGCAATGGACGCAAGGCGATGGAGCATTACGCTGCGCTGACCTACGCCGGAGCCACGCATGACTGCGCCGCCGCCATCCGAGCGAGGGGTGAGCAATGAACCGCCATGACATTATCCGTATGGCGCGGGGGGGCAAGATGAACAAGTGGATGGAGAAGGCAATCGCCAACGGCACGCCAGAGTTTCGGGCCTACGCCGAATACGTCACCGAGGCTATGCCTGACGTTACCCTGCCGGTGCTGCGAGAGATGTACAAGTACAACGCCAGCGTCCGCGAATACCAAGACACAATTTCTGCTATGCGAGCGCGGTTGAAGGTGAAGCAATGAGCAAGGTCATTCCGTTTTCCGGCATCACAAAACTAAACCTAGACCCCGACACGGTTCTTGAGAACAACAAAGGCTTGCTTGAGGGTGTGGTCATTATGGGCTGGGACAAAGACGGGGATGAAGTATTTGCATCTTCATACGCAGATGGTGGCACGGTGTTGTGGCTATTGAAGCGCATGGAACTGCGACTGCTGACTATTGTGGAGGGCGAGCAATGAATAGAGATGACATCATCCGCATGGCGCGGGAGGCGGCAGACGCAACAGGAACCTTGATTCCCACAGAATGGAACGACCCATTCCTTGAACGCTTCGCCAACCTTATCGCAGCAGCAGAACGCGAGGCGTGTGCGCGGGTGTGCGAGGAAGTGTCGAGAAACATTGACGGAAAAGAGGGCTGGTTTGCGGTTGATTGCGCCGACGCTACCCGAGTTAGAGGAAACGATGCAGACGCCACTGACAACTGAGCAAATCTTCAAGATCATCGAAGAGCAGGCGCGCCTTACTGGCTGGAAGGTTCCGCCCACGGTGCAGGTGGCGCGTGCCATCGAGCGAGCGCACGGCATCGGCGTTGAGGCCGAGCCGGCGCCGGAGCCCGACCTTGAGTGGTGCCCTATGTGCGGCGGACCGGCAGACAACGGGCATGACCGATGCTACCCGCCCAACGCCTACGCATGCAGCAAATGCCTGAGGGCATAGTCGAGGGCGCCTCTGCGCCAGGAAATGATGATCAGGGTCAGGCTTGACCGCGCCGATCTGATTTTTCTACAGCGCGCCAGGCAATTTTCTTGGACGCCCAGCGCAGCTCGGCCGGAAAAATTTCCCGCGCCCCAGTACTAAGCGCGTGCACGCGCCCGCGCACCCGCACACGCGCCCTAAACGAACACGCGCCCGCGCACATACGCGCACGCCCGCCCGCGTAGGCCCGCGCAGGCCCGCGAGCGCACGCACATGCACGCACATGCGCACGCTCGAGCGCGCCCACGTCCACGCCCGCACGCGCACTGGATGAACCCGCGCACGGCGCACGCGTCGCGCACAATGCGCCACCGTCACCGGCACGGCCGCGGACATGCCCCTGCGGCCGCGTATAACGCGCCAGAATGCGCGCAATGGGCCGCGCCCATAGTCAGGCATAGCCGGCGCGCAAAATGCGTCAGAACGCGTCAAAACGCGTCTATCGCGGAAAACCTGGAGCGGTGCGGGTTTCATGCGAAGTGAGTACTCACTAACATATCGGGCCAAAAAAAAGCCGGCGCTGGGCCGGCCCATGTCTGGCGCGTCGGGTCAGAGCTCGAGCACGCCGGCGTCTAGCACGCACCAGAAAGCGCGCTCGGCCACCCACCAGCGCGGCGGCCGCTTTTCGACGTCGGCACAATCTACGGCTTGGATTAGCAGCGCCCGCTCTTCGCTGGCGATCGTGGGCGTGTGTGTTTCCATGACGCGCCATAGGCGGCCGGCGTAGTTGCCGGGCGCGTCGTCATGCCACACGCCGATTGCGCCGGGGGCGATAGGTTTTTGGTTCATGGTCGGCCCCTTAGCGGATACGTTGGATGGTCATATTTTCGCAGCGGAAAATGACGCCGTCGGGCGGCTCTTCGTCCATGTACGCGAGTACCTCCGCAAACGATCCCAAAGTGAACGGATGCACCATTGCGCGCCATTCGGACGTGTGGCCGTCAAACAAATTTGTCTCGCCGTACTTGGCGCGCAGGGTGGCCGGCGTGTGAATCTCGGTGCACTCGCCGCCATCCCAGTCGCACAAATAGAGCGGGCCGGCGTGGCCGGTTAGGTCAATAAATACTTCGCGATTCTCTGGGCGATGCGCAGATAGGATTGCGACGATATCGCGCTGCCATTCTTCCATCGCAAAAGTAGTCGGGCAAAAACGGCCGGCCGCAGTAAACGCGGCGACGTGGGGATCTATCCCGCGTGCCACATAATCGCGGGCCGCGTCTAGTGCTAGTTCGAAAATGGTCACTTTGTAAGCTCCAGAAAAAAGAGGGCGGCGACGGCCGTGTAGGCGGTCCAGAATGCGACGTGCAGCAAAACGGCGCGCATCATGCGGCCGCCTTGCTGATTGCGATTACGCGGCGCTTGCTGGCGCCGTGTGCCTCGAATGCGACTATCACGTCACGCTGGCGCTGGCAAAGCTGACACGTCGCGCATGAGACATCGTCGCGGGTCTGCGCTGGGCATACCGTGTACTTACGGCCGGCCGGCGTGACGCCAGACTGCGGGCCGCCGGGCTCGACGATCGCGACTACGGGGCCGATCCCTAGCTCGAAAAGCTTGTCGGCGTGCGCAAGGCTGTTGCCGCTAAGGTTCACAGTGAACCCGGCCGCGTTGGCGGCCTTGATCGCCTTGGCGTTGCCGCCCACCCACGGATCGTAGTGCGTGTAAGTGAACCCGCGACGCCCGAGATTGGCGTACACGATAGCGGCCAGCGCGCCGGCGTCGATGCACCGGCCATCGCCCGGCAGATCGCCCGCCTGATTGTGGCGCCATAGTTGGCCGTCTGGCAGGGCCGCAATGGCGGCCGCGAATCCGGCGATGTCGGTGCCGATGGTGGCGTCTGCGTGCGAAAGCTTGCGCCAGTACATGCCTAGCGGGCCGCCGTCGGCGTAGCATCCGGCGCCGCGCAGCGGGCACGCAGTAGGGCATGAATCGCGGGACGTAGTGCTGACCGGAATCGGGCCGGTTTTGACGTTCGCAGACTTGCGAGTGAGAGCGAAACGGTGCGAGCTCATGCCGCACCTCGCTCGGCAGCGTAGACCGCAGGCACGGCCGCCATAAACACTAACGTCGCGAGTGCATAGACGCCAAAATCTGCGGCCGGCACAAAAGGCAGGCAGCAAAACAGAATGGCCGCCTTCGCGGACATATAGATAGTTGCGATGCGGATGTTCGACATGGGATTTCCTCCGAGAGTGTCGAGATGCACGGCAGGGCGCCGTGTCACGTCAGTAGAATACAAGCACTAGGACTTGTCAACATCCGCGTGCATGCCCGATTTTCAGATCCCCGCGCCGCCCCGTATCAAACTGTGGAAGGCAAAGCCGCGGCCGCAGAAGTTTGCGGTACTGCCACTGCGAGCTGTCACGGACAAGCGTCTAGGCGACCGGCAGCTGCGGATGTTGGCGCTAGTCGCGTCTTACGCCAACCGTGCCGGCATCACTTGGGTGACGCAGCGTCAGCTCGGGCTCGAAATCGGCATACGCCAGCAAGGCATGTCGCTGCACATGCGCAAGCTTCAAGCACTCGGATACCTAGAGCGCATCGGCGGTTATAAGCGCGGCGTCAAAGGTTGGACGTGGCGGATTCTCTTTGAGCCCAAGCTATCGATCGATGACGCAATCGCAGCGGCTCAACCAGACCCAGAAGAGGATCCCACTATGGCAGCAAACTGGACACCGCACGGCCCGCAGGCTATCGGCGACATCATCGACGAGCTGCGACCGAAGCTCGACCGGCGACGCCGCAAGGCGGCCGAGACACAACCGCCGGCAAGTGTGGAAGAGACGCGCCGGCATGAGCCGGGGGAGTACTTGCGCGAGTACGTTAAACAAGTCGCGAGCGTGTTTGGCGTCGAGCGCGTGCCGAATGAGGCGGACGCTGCGGTCGCGGCCAGACTGTCCACGGCCGGTGTCGACATGGCCGTCTGGCGCGCCCTACTCGACGAGTCGCTGTCATGGCATCGCGAGCGCGGCCGGACGCCGCCCGCAGGTCTCGGATACTGGCAGGCGGCCGCGTTGGCGTGATGTCCACGGCCCGAACGAACGATTGCGGCATGGACAGGGGTGTCCCTGTAGCCGCGCGCCGCATGCGCGGGTACGCGCCCGCACGCCTGCGCGCATCGCCTGGGCGCGAGCGCGACCCCTTGCCCCCCCCGCCCCCTGCCATGTGCGATGGGGGCCTACTCTCAAATTTTTCCCATTTTTCGCGGAGGGTGTATGAACCGAGCTGAAGAGGTGTTGCATCAGACTGTGTTGTCGTTGCTGCGTGGTGGTGCGAGCGTTGCTACGGTGGCGGAGGCGTTGATGTCTGAGAAGATCAAGTTGATGCAGACTGATGAATATATGCAGGCAGTATCTGACTCTAAGCGTGCGCCAGGCTGAGTGCTGCTGCGGGCCGCCCCTCAAGGGCAGGCCCAGCAGCTTGCAGCGTTGAGCAGTGTGGAGGTGGTGATGGGATGTGCTGACGACAGGCAAAAGAAAACCTCACCCGTGAAAAAAGGGTGTGGACGCTTTCGCGTGTCAGCTCTGGTTTATCTAGGCTGGAGAGGATGTCGGTCTCTCCCCGCGCTACTGGACCCGATCTGCTTGCATTGTCCCACCTGGGTGCGTTGCAGAAGGAGTGCCACACGGTTTGCCACGTTTATGGCCTTGGTCGCTGACCACCTACGGCCGGGCTGGGTTATGGCCCCCGAGTGAAGAGTACCATTTTTTGACCGCCCATCAAGGGCTAAGGAGGAAGTGATGGAAAAGCAATACGACGATACCAACCGCGGCACGTTGTTCACCAATGATCGGAAGGAAGAGGACAAGCACCCTGACTACACTGGGTCGCTGAATGTTGGTGGGGTGGAGTACCGCATCTCTGGATGGAAGCGCACCAGCAAGGGTGGGGTGAAGTTCCTGTCTTTGAGTGTGCGCGAGAAGACTGACATGGGTATCGCGCCTCAGCGGCCTGCGGCACCTGCCCGCCAGACGCCGCGTGAGGAGTTCAACGACGACGTTCCGTTCTGATGACCACGAAGAAGAAGACAGAGTCGGTCACACCCAACCTGCAGAACTGGGGTGGGGTGCGGCTGATTCAAAAGCGGATGGAGAGATCGGCCACGCTCGAGAACAACCGGGAGTCAGTGGCCTACTCTCTGCTCAACATGGCGCAGACCAAGGTGACGGACATCATGGAATGGGATGGTTCTGGCCATCTCACCGTGCGATCTAGCAAGGACATCCCCGAACACGCGCTGCACGCTATCAAGAAGGTGACCAGCCGCGTCGACAAGGATGGCAACGCCTACATCGAGCTGGAACTGTTCGACAAGGTGCAGGTGCTGCGCCTGCTGGCCAAGGCGTCTGGTCTGCTAGACGCGCCGGACAGTGGCGATCGTCCGAGCGTGATAGGCATCAACGTCAAGGCACCGGAGGTGATCGATGCCGAGGACTAAGGAATCAGGGGATAAGGAACTGCCGACTGCCGGACTATCGCTGGACTTCTCTACCAGCCCCGTGGTCTGGCAGTTCATGCAGTCCGATGCGTTCGTGCGCGGGCTGATGGGGCCGGTGGGGTCGGGTAAGTCCTATGCCTGCGCTGCTGAAGTGATGCTCCGCGCCGTCAGGCAAAAACCATCCCCTATCGATGGCATCCGATATAGCCGTTTCGTCATTGTACGAAACAGTTATCCAGAACTCAAAACCACCACCATCAAGACCTGGCAAGACCTGTTCCCCGAGAACACGTTTGGCCCCATGCTGTGGACCCCGCCCATCACGCACCACATCCGGCTGCCTGCTCGAGGTGACGCCGCTGGCATCGACTGCGAGGTCATCTTCCTGGCGCTTGACCAGCCGAAGGACGTGCGCAAGCTGCTGTCGCTGGAACTGACGGGCGCATGGGTCAACGAAGCCCGCGAGCTGCCGAAGGCAGTGATCGACGGGCTCACACACCGGGTCGGCCGCTACCCCACGCAGCGCGACGGTGGCCCGACATGGCACGGCGTCTGGATGGATACCAACCCGATGGATGACGACCACTGGTGGTTCCGCCTGTCGGAGAAGGAAAAGCTGACCGGCAAGTATGCGTGGCAGTTCTTCAAGCAACCAGGCGGCGTGGCCGAGGTATCGCCAGAGGATCTGCCAGACAACCCTGAGGCTAACGACCACATCTTCGCGTCTGGCAAGTGGTGGCGCATCAACCCGAAGGCAGAGAACGTCGGCAACCTGCCGGCCGGGTACTACATGCAGATGCTGCTCGGCAAGAACCTGGACTGGATTCGATGCTACGCCGAGGGTAAGTACACCTACGTCCAGGAAGGCAAGCCGGTCTGGCCTGAGTACGACGACCACATGATGGTGTCTGACGTGGACGTTGAGCCCGGCATCCCGATACAGGTCGGCCTTGACTTCGGTCTGACACCGGCTGCCGTCATTGGCCAGCGGCTACCGAATGGCCGGTGGGTGATCCTGCATGAGATCGTCACCTTCGACATGGGCCTCGAGCGATTCGGCCACCAACTGCTCGCCGAGCTTAACGCCCGCTACCCGAAGTTCCCCGTGCAGATATGGGGCGACCCGGCCGGTATGGCGCGAGACGCCATCTACGAGGTAACCGCATTCGACTTCCTCAAGACGTTGGGGCTCAAAGCGCAGCCTACCGCAAGTAATGACTTCAAGGTGCGCCGGGAGTCAGCCGCAGCTCCGATGCAGCGTCTTATCAACGGCAAGCCGGGGCTCATCGTCCATCGTGAGTGCAAGCTGCTGCGCAAGGCATTGTCCGGCGGGTATCACTTTAAGCGTGTCAGCGTCGGCTCGGGGCAAGAGCGGTTCCGCGACGCGCCCAACAAGAACGAACACTCGCACGTCGGAGACGCTTTTGGCTACCTGCTGCTGGGTGGTGGTGAATACAAGCGCATGACCAGATCGCCGATGTCCGCGTCGACGCTGGTGGTGCAGACCGTTGCCAACTCTGATTTCGATCCATTCAAGTGATAGACGCCGAACTGCTCAACAGAACCATCCGCCAGAAACAAGGTGTGCGCTTTATCCCGTTCCGCGCAGACCACGTCGACTGGATGGAGATGGATGACCCTGGCGCTATCGCTGCTGCACGCGCCATAGACTACAAAAGCTTCCTTGCGGCGCAGTCCCGCATTGGCACGGCAATAACCGTTCTGTTACATGGAACACCAGTGGCCGTGTTTGGGTGTGTTCTGCTTTGGCCCGGCGTGGCGGAGATGTGGAGCATCCTTACTCCGCAAGCCAGAGAGCACCCAATTCATACAACCAGGGTTGCTAAGTCGTTTAGGGATATCGCAGCGCAATCACTAAGATTGCGGCGTTTGCAAATGACCGTAAGATGCAGTGACCTAAGGGCCGTGCGCTGGGCGCTGGCTATTGGATTCAGCATCGAGGGGGCAATGCAAAAGTACCTTGTCGACGGAGCTGATGCTTACATTATGGGGAGGGTTTATGAGTGACTTTTTTGGCGGCGGCGGCGGCGACAACAGCGCCATGATTGCGCAACTTGAACAGCAGCGCAAAGAAACGGAACGCTTGCGCCAGCAGGCTGAAGCTGAGAAGCGCGATTTGCTTGAAAAACAGC